ATCCTATCTCTATCAAATACCATATAAAAATATGGTAAGGTATATGTTCAGTATGCCTGATGACAATTCATTTGAGATGTTATATGACAATCTCAGATCTCAAGACACTATAGATTTCTGGTCTACCAGTTTCATTCGTGGTGTCACTCTTGATAATACTATCGTTATTGTAGATGAGTTCAGTAATCTAAACTTTCATGAACTAGACTCTATGATTACAAGGATAGGTGAAGATTCTAAGATTGTTTTCTGTGGAGACATAGCACAATCTGATCTAACTAAGGAGTATGAGAAGTCTGGTATCTCAGATTTTATTAGAATAATTAACGAGATGAAAGAGTTTACTGCCATTGAATTTGATATCGGTGACATTGTTCGCTCTGGATTAGTTAAGTCTTATCTAATTGCAAAGTATAATCTCGGTTTTAATTAATGACTTTTAAATTTGTTGATGTAGAACTCGAACCTCTAGAGGTCGAACCTGTGAACAAAGATGGTGTTAGGTTTTATAAACTACCTAAAACTGATAAATATTACCCAAGCGTAACCTCAATCACATCGTTTAAGAACGCTAAGTTCTTCAAAGATTGGAGAACCAAAATTGGTGAAGACGAGGCGAATCGTATTACTGCAAGGGCAACACAGAGAGGAACTGCGTTTCATAGTATCGCAGAAGATTACATCAATGGTGAACTGAATCTTGACAAGTACTTGGATAATAATCCATTATCTGTTAGAATGTTTCAGTCCGCAAAAGATACTCTTAATCGAATAAACAACATACATTGTTTAGAATCATTTCTTTACTCACACTATCTTGGTTTAGCAGGTCGTGTTGATTGTATAGCAGAGTTCGATGGTGAGTTGGCAGTAATTGATTTTAAAACGTCCACTAAAGAAAAGAAAGAGGAACACATCGAAAACTATTTTGTCCAAGAAACTGCATACGCAGCAATGTTCCTTGAAAGAACTGGAATTGAGGTCAAGAAAATTGTCACACTTATCGCAACAGAAGAGGGATCTATACAAATCTTTCAGAAGCACAATCTTGATGACTATTTACAACTACTTAAATCCTACATTGAGGAATTTGTTAGGGGAAAAGTCAATGCCTAAAGATGCTAAGAAAGGTCAAGATGATAACTTCCTGACACCAACTAAATTTTCTCAAGAGATTGAAAGGTTGGTAAAAGCAAGTAATGGATTGATCACTTACATTGAAGCCATTGTCACCTACTGCCAAGAGAATGAGGTTGAGTTAGAAACTGTACCTAAGTTAGTTTCTAAACCATTGAAGGAACGTCTCCGTCATGAAGCACAGAGACTAAATTATATGAAGAAATCTTCTAAAGGAGTTCTACCATTGTGACAGGATTTGAAGTGTATAAGATGTATCTCGCATTGAAACAACACTTCACTAAAGAAAAGTACGACTACCATAAGTATCGTGGTAAGGTTCGTGCAAGTGAAGATGCTTTTGAGCAACGACATGATCGTTACTTCTTCAAGAAATTAGCAACAAAGTATTCCGACAAAGAAGTTTTGGATTACTTCGTTGCTAATTTTATATCTGACCCTAAAGGTTATATAAAATCATTTAGTGATGATGTTTATAAAACCTGGAAGATACATCAAGAATCTTTCTCTTATAAATTTAAGGAAGATGTGTACTCATTACTAGATGAGTATGACTATCCTTATCAAGATTACTTTGATAGAGTATTTTCTATCAAGAAAGGTAGTCATCCTAAATTATTAAAGTTCTATCTATCAGGAGAGATTTCATTAGAGACTCTCGTAGTATTTGAATCATGTTTAGGATTCGTAAAAGACTTTGATAGAGTTCTATCTGATCCCATATGGAAAGAAGTTAGAATGAAAGTTGTTAAGTATCAACCATTCATATCATTAAATTGTAGTCTCTATAAGACTACAATATTAGACACAATAGCAGACAAAGTATGACAGAATTTTTCCAATCAGAACAAGTACAAGAAGACCTTAGAGATATATTCACAACGTATCAGACTCTTGCATCTATGACAGCGAGGATACAATTTGAACCTAAGGATACTCGCATAGCACACATTGATAAGTGTACTGATCTAATTGATAAACAAAGAACATTTTACACACGACTATGTTTGTCTGCACCAGAGGATAGTGAAGCAGCAGACATGAAAGAAAGAATTAATTTAATGTCAAAAGCATTTGGATTCCAAAACTTATATGAGTGTTTGGACAAATTAACAGAGACATTAGATGCTGCTAGAAAGAAAGAACTTGACACTTGATAAATAGTATGGTACGATTACACAGTACAATACACACAATACAACAATACGGAGAATACGATTATGTCTTTTGCATCACTTAAGAAAGCTGCCTCTGCAGGTAGTACCCTTAGCAAACTGACACAAGAGATTGAGAAAATCAATCAACCTCAACAGAACAATAGTGCTGATGAGAGATTTTGGAAACCAGAACTAGACAAGTCTGGTAATGGATTCGCAGTAATACGATTCCTTCCTGCACCTGAGGGTGAGGATATGCCTTGGGCAAAGGTGTGGAGTCATGCATTCAAAGGTCCTGGTGGACAATGGTATATTGAAAATAGTTTAACAACTATTGGAAAAGATGATCCAGTTGGCGAGTACAATCGTGAACTTTGGAACAGTGGCAAAGAGTCCGACAAGAACATTGCTCGTGCTCAAAAGAGAAAGTTATCTTACTATTCTAATATCTACGTTGTGTCAGATCCTGCACACCCAGAGAACGAAGGTAAGGTTTTCTTGTATAAGTATGGTAAAAAGATCTTTGACAAACTCGTTGAAGCAATGCAACCTGCATTTGCAGACGAGACACCACTAGATCCTTTCAATTTCTGGAAGGGTGCTGACTTCAAACTGAAGATCAGAAAGTTAGATGGATACTGGAACTATGATAAGTCAGAGTTTGCAGCAACATCAACACTCGGTGGATTTGATGACTCTAAGTTAGAGTCTATCTGGAAAGAGGGATACTCTTTAACAGAATTTGAAAGTGCAAAGAACTTTAAAGACTACGATGCTTTGAAGAAACGTCTTGACCTTGTATTAGGTTTGACAATACCTCATCCAACTACAGAAGATGAGTCACTTGAGGACTTATCAGAAGGTAAAACACCTTCATCATGGGGACAAGAGGTATCAGACTTCAGAGAGAAAGCAGTTGCTTCTTCTCCAGTACAAGATGAAGAGGATACTTTATCATACTTCTCTAGATTAGCAGAAGAAGATTAGGTTCACTTTATAAACTGGCACAAAGGGAGTTGTCAAGACTCCCTTTTTTGCTATAATATAAACATAGTAATTAAACAAATGAAAGTATTTCTTGCCTCAGTAATCGCACTAACTCCTGTTTCTGCCATTGCTAATGAATATCAAGAAGGATATTCACTCACCAGAACGTGTACTAAAACAGAGTACAGAGAAGAATATGTACCTGGTACTCAACAGAGTCCTGGTTATGTAAAAAGTTGGGTAGACACAATCGAAGTCCCATGTGACCCCACTACAAGAGTCTACAGACACGAACCTGTAAGAGTTGAAGAAACTGTTTACACAGATAACAATGATTGTGGTGATGGAAAGGTCGCAGGTGCCTTGGTAGGTGGCGGTGCTGCTGCAGCAATGTCAAGAGGTGATGGTAGATGGTGGGCAATTCCACTAGGTGTTTTAGTAGGCAGTAGCATAGGGTGTGATATGGCAGGAGGATAATATGGTAGATATGTTAGTAAAAAACTTCCCTCTTACTGAGGTGGTTAAACTGCCTATGAATAAAGAAACCTATACAAAGGAAGAAGTTGATGCTCTCATCAAGTATGCTATTGATGAAGCAAGAAAGATTGATGAAGCATCAATGGCAAAGCATAATAGAGACGCAACGGTTATCTCTATGATCTTAGGATTCACTGCTCTTGCATTGTTTGTAGATGGTTTACTAAGGTTGTTAGGTATCATACCACCATTCATGCAGATTGATATAGATTTACTTGATAAGATAGTTGATAGAGTGGAAGTAGATGTTTTAGAGAAAATTAAACAGGTACCAATCCAAAAAATACTACGACGCTAATGAAGGAATTTGATTATGATCTCGATTATAAGAGACTTGATTTTACAGACGAGGAAACTCGTAAACTTTATCGTATTGGAAGGGGAGAGCAAGGAGTTCTACTGGTTCGCCCTTATACTGACGATATATGTGCTCATTGGAGATTTAAGACACCAGAGATTGCAGTAGAAAGTTCTAACCATATCTTTGGTATGTACTTAGATTATCGTGACGATAAGGACTTTATCGGTATGGATATGTGTCGTAAGTTCCTTGAAATGGGCTTTACAAGATCAAGGAGATATGCCAATCATCACACAGGAAAGAAATATGATGATGAAGGAAATGTACGACCCCAAGAACCAGATCATGCTACTTGTGATTATGCTAAGTCTGCAACTATATTTAAGAAAGTAAGAGACATTGTTGCTAAAAGTGACACGTATGTTAGAATGAGAAAACAATGGAGATCCAATGAATGAATATATTTGTTACTGACCCCTCACCCTACGTCTCTGCTCAAGTATTACCTGACAAACATATTGTCAAGATGCCACTAGAAACATGTCAAATGCTTTCTATTGTATGCTCTGACAAGTGGGGTCATAGTTATGGCGAATTGCATCGTCTCGACGGACAACCATACAAGACAGAGAAAGGTGCATTCCGTAATCATCCATGCACAGTATGGGCAAACCAATCACTCATCAATACATGGTGGTTAGTTGCTCATGGTCTAGGATTATGTCAAGAATACACACATCGTTATGGCAAGACACACAGTTGTCAAAAGACAATAGAAGAAGCAAAAGACATTATACCTTTTGGTTATCAACATACACCAGAAACATTTACATTCGCAGGTCCTGACCAATTCAAGTATGATACAACTATTGATATCTTTACTGCATACAAAAGATATATCGCATCTAAACCTTGGGTTGCTACCAATTATTTGCGTGACCCATCCAGAAAACCAAGTTGGTTATGAATAAAATACTATTCGGTGACTGCCGAGAAACATTAAAGACAATCACATCACCAGTTCAAATGTGTGTGACATCACCACCTTACTATGGTCTACGTGACTATGGTACAGCAACATGGATAGGTGGTGATCCAAATTGCAATCACATGAGAGATAGTAAAGTCACTGCTAAATGTATTACTGGTCATAAGAACCATGATAAGATGTCTGGTGTGGGTGATGCTATCTACAAAACAGAATGT